TGCCAGCGACTTTCTAATAGTTCTGACATTTGGTTTCTCCTTAATTTAATCCTGCAAGTCTTCTAATGTCAATAACATTAGCACTTGCATTGTTGTCACTATCTTGTGTTTCTTCTCTATTGCCTGTTACTTCTTTGCCTTCTGTGATAATTGCCTTCTTCTCTGGAGTTTTACCGTCTATAACTGCCGGTAGGTACTTGTCAAACGCAGAACGTAGTCTATTTGTTTGAACACTTTCCAGTAAATCGATCATAATCTCTTTTTGATCTTTGCTTAACGGACTGATCAATTCAGCAACTGTTTCTTTGCGTTCAGCAGCTTCTGTAATTTTAGCAATTTCAGCATCTTTTGATTCTGCTAATTTTTGCTTTTCAACAGCTTCTACTTTAGCTTCAGTTAGTTGCTTATCCTTAAGCTCTACTACTTTCATAAGTTTTGCAGTTTCAGACTTTTCATTTAAGTAACTTGAAGCATACTCTGTTGCGAATGCTTCAAATAGTCTGCGACCAAAGTCGTTCTTTCTTGCAGTTTCTATATCTTCTTTTAGCTGACGCATTTCTTTATTAAGAACTTTGTCAACAATGTTAGATACTTTTCCTGCACTTTTCTCAACAAACTTGGACTTTAACTTACCAAAGTGATCTTTAGCTTCACGAACTAGTCTTACTTTCGTTTCTGCTAAGTCTTTTTTATCTGTTTGGAACTCTGCAATTTCTTTTGCAAGTGAATCTACAACGAAATCTTCCAGCATTTTAAATTTATTAGCCATGCCTTTTTGATCTTCGTGAAGTTCTTTTACTTCTTTGCTCAAGTTCTGTACAACAAATGTTTTTAGCAAATTAGCGTTTTCACGCATTGCAACAGCATATTTTGCTTTTGCTTCTGCTAATTGTTTACGATCTTCATTCAACTCATTGATTTCAGTAGTTAAACGATCGTCTACCATTTTGTCAACAGCTTCTGCCATGGTTGTTTTATCATGTGCATACTTTTGAGCAAATTCTTCACGAAGTTCAGCAGTGACTTCAAGTCGATTTTCCTTAATCTTCTTGTTCCATGCTTCTTCGATTTCTTGGCGCACTTCTGCGGAAACTACATCATTTTCAAACAAAGTTTTTAGTGCATCCAACATTATGTTTCTCCTTTTATTGGAGTCGGTTGATTATATTAACCAACGATTCTTTTAAATATTTTTGTGCCTTATCATCATTTTTTGTTGCCTGTGCTAGTTCGTATGCCTTGTAGCCTCCACGTGCATTCATTAAATGCTCATAAATTGGTGTAGGATATGCTCCAGGAGCACTAGGTTGTGCTACCACATCCACCGTAATTATTTCAAAATCCGACACTTCGCCGGATCCGTCTTCTTTTACATTACCAGAGCCCCTACTGGAAACACCTAGTTTAACTCCGCTTTGCAACATTGTTTCTACTAGTTTTCCCATAGGGGTTGGTAAAATTTTTAGCTTTCCGTAACCGTTTGGGCCATCCATCCACATTTCTGTGATCATATGGCTTACACGATCTAGGTTTACTGTAAGTCCTTCTGGATGATCTACTTCTCCTAGTACACTATATCCGCCAGTAATCTGATCGTTAAGAGTTTTGACAGCCCTGCCAATTTCATTTACAGGATAAACACGCTGATTTGCGTTTTTAACACCGCCCTGAATACAAATACCCTTCATAAACAGGTCTTTCCCATCGTTGGCATTCTCGACGACTACTTGAGCCTGGTCGAATGTCAAATGTTCTCTGAGTAAGTTCATCAATCCTTATTCCTTACTACTAGCTGCCAATAGTACTTTTTTTATTGTCAGCAGTTTCGCCTGAGCCTTTCTTTTCAGCTCCATGGCCTTTTGGCATGGACTTCATCGATTTTGCAGCCTTTCCACCTGGAACGTTTACATTACCTGCAGCGTCCTCTTTAGTTGATGGTTGAGCTAATCCGCCTTGTGTTCCGCCGGATCCACCGTCTCCGCCCTGTACCAAGTTAGAAGCAGTGCCTCCCATGTCGTTTTTACCAGCTACAGGGGACTTAGTGTTTGCACCGTTGTCTCCCATTTTAGGTGTAACTTTTTCGACATATTCACGCATCTGCTCTGCAGCAGACATTGAAGTTGTTTCTTCAACTTCATCGTCGTCTGATTCGTCAACTTCTTCATCTGATTTTTCAAAAGCAATTTCTTCAGGTGCTGCAGACATTTCCATGTTATCTTCCATGTCGCTTGCCATGTCATCTTCTGCGTCTCCGCCCATTTCCATGTCATCACCTTCTTCGCCTTCTTCTCCGCCCATCATTGCGTCAAATTCAGCTTTAAGATCTGCTAGTTCATCTTCTAAATCAGCAATTTTATCTTCCATTTCTTCTGCATCACCAGCTGGAGCTTCTTCGTCGCCCATATCAGCGTCCATATCAGCATCCATATCAGCATCTGCATCCATATCCATTTCAGCATCATCGTCTGCTTCTACTTCAAACTCATCAAGATCAAAGTCTTCTTTAACTTCTTCATCGTCTTTTGATGCTTCGTCTACTTCTTCATCTTTTGATGCTTCGTCTACTTCTTCATCTTTTGATGCTTCGTCTACTTCTTCATCTTTTGATGCTTCGTCGACTTCCTCATCTTTTGTTTCTTCAGCAAGTAGATCTTCATAGATTTTTCTTGATTTTTCAACCACAATATCGTGGAATAATTCTTCTGCTTTCTCGCGATCTTCGTTAACAAGATGCTCAAGCATTTCTTCAAATTTATTTGTTGCCATTTTCATCTCCTATAAATGTTAATTTACCTTTCGGTAAGGCTGTCATATAATATATTTACTTTATTTGGGAAAAATACCTAGATAATAGGTGAAAAATTGACAATTTTGGTTAAAATCGTCAAGAAAGCTGAAAAATTTTCTTAAAATCGTCTTTTAGACAGACGCTATAGTTTCTACTTTTATTTAGTTCGTCAGGACAATAATTATCTGGTGTTATTACCCGTACATAGTTAATGTTAGGATTTTGCTCTACTACACTTTTTGTTTGACGTAACCAGTTACCAAAAAATGTTGCTCCGTCAGAACTTTTTTTATAATTCGGTGTATCTGCATATAAATTATTAAATTGACTTCCGTCACCTAAACCTTTAAAATCAAACCCTAAAATATAAATTTTTTCATATACATGTTGACTTGCTAACCATAATGCTGTTGGTCCGCTACTCCAACCTTTACTTGGTTGAAAAAAGTTAAAACCACTCATAGCATCATATGCTCTGTTAGGATTAGTCCATACTTCGTGATTTCTTTGATAACCATGTTTATTGATTTCTAAGATCATTTTTACATCTACAGCAACCAAATAATCAGGTGCAAATGTTCTGTACACTGCATTACAAGCATATACTTTGCCAATTTTACTAATTTCTTCTAAGTCTATGCCGTCTCTGGAAGTTCCGTTTCCTAAGACAAATGCAATTTGATTATTTTGTTTTGCAGGACTAGCTTGAGGAATGTGTGCCATTTTGCGTTGCATTTTCGCAATACGGCGTTGTTCTCTTATTCTATGCCATTCTTGTTTAGAATACTGACGTTTATCTATTTTGGACAATTATCATACTCCGGCAGCCTGAGCTTGTGCAGCTATACCATACATTTGCCTAACAAAATCATTTTCTTTGGCTTTTTCTTTTGTATGTAGCTCGCTTGCTTTCCTTGCTCGATTTATTTGACGCAAAGTAAGTCTGGTTTGCCGAGTATCATCTAGATCAACAATTGAATCATCGTACTGAGGCTCATACCTATCGTCTTCGGTAGGTTGCATTGTTTCTTTATCGTAATAAAAAATTTCTCTCAGTATCATGCTTATATTTATGCTGGCGGCGCCGGTTCATCACCTGCTGGTGCAGGTGGGGCTCCTCCTTCATCTCCTGTAGCTGTATCTGGTGGTCCACCTTCTCCACCGTCTTCACCACCTTCTATGCTTACTTGGTCTTCTGCGCCCGAAATATCAGCAGAAATACCTGCACCACTGATTCCTACACTACGCATTTCTCCTGCAGCATCACCTGTAGGTGGTTGTAAAGTTTCGTCGTTTTCTTCTCTCCATAATCTTTCATTTTCTGCCAAATCTTCTTCACTTAATCCTAAGAAACGTTTCAGTGCAAATCTATTTGATATGAAAGGTATAGCTTGTACCTGAGCAAATGATCCTATACGCTGATTGTCTAATTCAGCTTGTCTATAACTTGCAAAGTTTTGTGGCGGCATAAATTTAATATCAAACATTGCTGTATCAATATTCACGCCTTTTTCTAACAAGTATCGTTTAAATTCTTGATCAAATTCATCTACTAATAGATTTTGTAATCTTTCACAATACGTGTTGAATCTAAGTTCTTGTATAAAAGCAGTGCCTACTCTACCATCATTGTATTGAGCATTACTGTCATCAGCCCCGGTTGGTAAGTATGAACTAGGGATTCGTAAACCGCGTACGAGCTTATTAGTAAAATATCTGAG